AATTGAGACAGCTGTTCAAAGACAGATTGATGATGCAATTATACTTCCTTGAATTGACCATCAGAGAAGTGGCTTACAATATGGATAGAAACCCCAAAGATCATGGCGATGATAGGCAATTTATAGTGAAGAAGATTGGAGCTTTTAATGCTTATGTCATCATCCGCACAACCAGAATGTCAGGAGATGAGGGAGCTCCGACGCACTTCTTTGTTTTGATGAAGGGGTCTGCCTCAACTGGCAATATATATGAGAGATTCCATTTCATTAAAGATGGTTGGTTTAGAACTGATTTTATATCCCTACATAAGAGGAAACTGGAACATCTGCAGGGTGTATTGTCCCAGGCTATTTCTCTGTTTGGTCTACTCTTGGAGCAATTGGCGGGGGGAATTAGGGATCAGGAAATTGAGGTGGGATACGAATTGGTGAAGAGGCCATTTCGAATGATGATACTGATCTTGTTAGAGGATAAAGACAACACTAGCCAGAATCTGCAACAGCTTAGATATTATTACATGCAATTATTCTCAGGGATGCCAGAGAGTAAGAATCTATCTAGGAAAATCATCAGCAAGTTGACTGATAATGTTAGGACCAGACTGATGGCATGTATCTATCAGAAGCTGATAGCTGCTCATGAGAGGATTCCAGATGATATACACAAGAGGGTCTTCAGACCAAAGAAACGGGATGAATCAGACTCCCAAGGATCACCATCTTCTGTGGAGGAGATTGACTTCGAACTCGAGATATTGTCTGAGCCCATTGACACACCATTTGGCTTCAAAATCTTGGGCCCTGATGAGATGGTATTGGCCAGTTATGTCTGTATGTTGCATAACAAGAATGAGGGTAATTATGGTCATGGATCAGTGAAGATGATGGAGAAGGTGTGCAAGCGTCAATATCAGAGGGCCGACTTCTCTAATGAGGAAAATGATTATGAAAAGCTATCATTGAGTGGCGAGGTTGGACCAGATGACTTGAAGGAGTTCCAGCACTCACGATCTGCTGTGTTCATGTCATGTGAGATAATGAAAGGCACACTATGTAAGATTAGGGGATGGGATCCAAATGAATGGGATCGAAATGCAGAGAGAGAAATATTGAGGTTCCTCCTCCAGACTAGATTAGAAGAGATGGCAACGACCAAAAGCAGCACAATTCCTTATGACTCTGGACTCACAGTCTCCTTAGATGGGAAAGAGATGGAGGAGGTGGGCCTCAGGAGGAAATGTATAGAGCAAATGCTAAGATTAAGTAGTGATTTAGACAATTATGTGTTGGCCATGAATATCGACAAGATCATGAAGGGGATAGAAGAAGAAGAGGAGGATAGATTACAAGTGACTCTTTTCAAAAAAAACCAGATTGGTGGAGTGAGGGAGATTTATGTTCTAACTATGAGGGGACGATTGATGATCAGAGTCTTCTCAGATATATTCAGATGTCTATGTGACATGCATCCATCTGAAAAGTTAACAGATGATAAGTCTAAAGATCAATTTGTCTCAGAGCATTTCTCAAAAGTAAAATCAATGGATACTGAAGGGAACATGACGGCTAAGATCTCTGGGGACATGACCAACTGGGCTCAATTATTCTCATTGTATGAGTTTTTTGATATGTGCAAGTTCATACTTCCCAAATTATTCATCCCATTCTGCTATAATGTTTTAGGATGCCACAGACGGAAGTCCTTACAGCTGCCTAGGTCTCTGCTCGAAATGTTCATGGTCAACAAGCTATCTGAACTGTCAACACCTTCAGTGAATAGGTTGAAACAGGGTTTCCTTAATGGAAATGATCCTTTAATAAAGAAAGGTGGGTCATGTATGTTTTCTAAGACTGATATGATGCAGGGCATTTTGCATTATCCTTCAAGTTTTTATCATCTATGTCATATGGAGTATCTTAAATCTGTAACTAATGAAATGTTTTCTAGTGACAAAGTGAAGGTGGTTTGCAGTTTCGAGGTGTCTTCTGACGATGAGGGCCTTCTGACTAGTTTCTGTGGGAGTAAGGAGGATACGCAGAAGTCCGCATGGCATTATTATAAAATATGGCCCAAATTGAAGCACAGTGTGGACAAGCTCTTTGGAGTTAGAACTAGTTTTGAAAAAAGTACGTTCTCTCTAACTGAATTGTTTGAGTTCAATTCTAAGTTTTATCTCGGAAATTGTGTTTTCAGTGCTTTGATTAAATTCGTGGCTAGAGCTTGTGATGATAACCCTCAGGAAAGCCTTGGTCGTCGAGTGTCAGCCTTATACTCTCAATTACGTCAGTTGAGAGAGAACGGGGGCTCAGGTGACTTATGCTCATGGGTCTCCCATGCTCAAGCAATCTCATATTATATGAATCTAGGAGTGAACACTATGTCTTGGATGAAACTAGATGTCCTAAAGGATCTCATGAAGGAAAAGATCACAGCTTTAGGCTTCTATGCAGTGATGCCTGCATTGTGTGCTGGGCTGGTCGATGGCACATATGTTAACTGGGTGGCAGCCGACAGTAAGAATGCCAGGTTGCTGCTCCATAAGCTCGCGGGATTTGGTGTACCAAATGATGAGGATGACCTCCAAAGTGCAATGTACTCTATGTTTCCCACTAGGAAATACCATGCGATGAAGGAAAGGTTAGGTCTATCAGGTGTGAATAGGTCCACATTCGTCTCACCGGAAAACCTACAATCATTATTGATTGGGAGTAGATCGAAAGAAGAATCAATACACAAGATGAAGTACTCAGCGCTGGATCCAACTATTGCTGCATCGATGACATGGTTGAGTCGAACTGATTCCATGAGGACCACCCCCTATCTGATGTACTCCGCCATGTTTAGGGATCCCAAAACGAACTATAAACGAACAATACGACAGTTGAAAGAGGATTGTTTGATTCGAGAAATGGATGATATACCTAAAACCACTTTATTCCCAATGTGGAGGCAGTTCAATATCATTGATGCCTCCATGAGCAAGGACATGGTGTCGGTGAGATTAGGTAGAAAGAAGAGATTGAGATATCAATGGGTGGCGCCCTACTACACTGTGGGAGATCAAATTAAAGAGTTCAAATCCTTGCTCTGTGAGAGGTGGTATGGAATCATTCAGCGCCATTTGAGCAGAGAACAAGTGGCTATAATGTGGGCTCAGTTGAGTGAGGACATCCCATTCTTGAGATCCACTCCTGAAGCCACTTTAGAAGCATCCCCTTATGATTTTTATTCTCAGTTGTTAGGTTTCATAGAGTCTACGTCGGGATCAATGAAAATCGTCAAACTGTTGGCAAGGGGGTCCACTGATCTAAATCTACAGAGTATGGATGTTTTATTTCGGTTTAACATTTCCCCGTATCATCACTTTTCTTCTAAATATGATGAGTCCAAACTATCCCTGGGTGAGAAGGATATGCTACCGATCATGACAGATGTGCCTGCCCCGGTCATGTCACCAAGGTTACTAGATCAAGCATCACGACTTGAGGATCGAGTGAAGGGGTGGAATGAGA